CCTAAGAATCAAAGAAACAATTTCGGTAACTACAACTATCGTAGTTTAGAAGACATCCTTGAAGCAGTTAAGCCTTTATTAGCTAAACAAGGTGTCCAGATGACACTATCTGACGAAGCTTTTGAACTAGCTGGTATTCCAGTTATTAAAGCTATTGCAGTTTTATCAGATGGAGAAACAGAAATGGTCCGCACCGCAGTAGCTGGTGTAGACACTAAGCAAAAGGGTATGGCAATTCCTCAGACCTTTGGCTCGGCATCCTCGTATGCTAGAAAGTACCTTCTTAACGGTATCTTCTTAATTGATGATACTAAAGATGATGATGCGACTAACACTCATGGCAAACCTTTAAGGGATAATTCGCCAGAGTTCGTAAAAGCACTCAAGTATCTAAAAGATGGTGGTAGTATCGCTAAGATTAAGGAAACTTATTCAATTAGCAAAGAAGTAGAAAGTAAATTAATTAACAACAAGTAAAAAACAGAAAGTATGGCAAGTATTATTAGTGTAGGTATCAAAGTAGCAGACTTAACAGCAAACGAAAAAGGATATGCAAATATCAATGTAGCTATCAATGACGAAGTGAACCAGTGGGGACAGAATGTTTCAGCATGGAATCAACAGTCTAAAGAAGAGCGTGAAGCTAAGTCAGACCGTAAGTATGTAGGTAACGGTAAAGTAGTATTCTCTAATGACGAAGGAGTAACAGTTCCTGAGCGTAAAGTAGAGGTAACTAATTCAGATTTTAACAAAGAAAGAGGTGGAGATGACCTTCCTTTCTAAATAACAGAACTATGATAGAACCAGTAGATGACTTATTAGACAAATTAATGGACGTGAAGTACAATCGCATCCCACAAGGGCTTAAGCTTGGCGTACCAGAGATTGATGAGTACATTCGCTGGAAACGCAGTTCGTTCGACGTAGTAGTGGGGCATGCAAATACGGGTAAGACTACAACCATCATGTTTTTGATGACTGCTTATGCCGTTAAGCACAACCTTAAGTGGTTGGTATTCTCTTCGGAAAATACACCCTACTCTATCGCTCGAAAAGTAATAGAGTTTAAAACAGGCAAGCCTATACAGAAGATGACTGATGGAGAAATATCAGAAGAAATGGTATGGGTTAACAATCACTTCAAGATTATAAAAGCAGATAAATTATATAATGCTCGTAGTCTAATGAAGGAAGCCGTAGAGATTAAGAAGGATTGGAACTATGATGGTATGCTTATAGACCCTTACAACTCGCTCACTAAAGATAAAGAGCTTTTAAGAAGTGTAGGAGGTCACGAGTACGACTATCAAATAGCGTCAGAGATGCGTTTATTCTGTGACAAATTCGATGTGTCTATATGGTTAAATGCTCACGCAGTTACAGAGTCCCTAAGAAGAGTTTACCCTTCAACACATGAGTATGCTGGTCTACCTATGCCGCCTAATATGGCAGACGTAGAAGGAGGAGGTAAATGGGGTAACAGAGCTAACCAAGTATACACAGTTCATAGAATGACCCAACACCCGACTGACTGGATGTTAAGTGAGATTCACGTACGAAAAGTCAAAGAAACAGAATCAGGTGGTAGACCTACTAGCATTGACAGTCCTGTCGTGTTACGTATGATGCCAGGAGCCTGTTCATTTACTTACGCAGGTTTAGACGTAATGCCTCAATCAGAGGAAACAACTAAAACAACTAACAATCAATTATTTTAATGACAACAATTATATTAATAATAGTATTAGGTATGCTAGGAAGTGCAGTACTAGTTTACCTTAAAGAAGGTGCAGACATGGTAATAACATTCAATAAAGGATTCCTAGTAGGTATCGTTACAATGAAGACTTATTACGAACTAGAAGAAGAGAACGATTACACCTATCAAGTAGCCCTTGGTATGCTAATCATTACATTAACCTGGACTAAAAGCAATATAGATGAAAGCAAATAATAAAGAATCAAGACCGAGACTAGCAGGAAAGAAGAAGATCAATCATGACTTCTTTAATAGCGAAGAGAGTAGAGTATTAGTTATAGGAGATACTCACTTTCCTTTTGTACATGACAACTACTTTGACTTCATCGTAGACACTTACAACAAGTATAATTGTAATAGAGTTGTACATATTGGTGATGTTTTGGATTCGCACACAGTTAGTTACCACGAAACCTCAGCAGATGCTTTTGGAGGTAAGACTGAATTAGCTATGGCACGTGAGCAGATTAAGAAGTGGCACAAGCAGTTTCCCAAGGTAGATGTACTATGGGGTAATCATGGTCGCTTAGTTATGCGTAAAGCTCAATCAGGAGGTATTCCTTCAGAGTGGATTAGAGATATATCTCAGGTGTTGGAAGTTCCAGGATGGGAATGGCACTACGACCTGTACATAGACAACGTACGCTACACGCATGGAGACGCAGCTGGTAAGGCTCGTACAGCTTGTAAGAGAGATATGCAGTCTACGGTTACTGGACACTATCACACTGACCTTTATACTGAGTATGCTGTGGGTGCAAACTCTAGAGTATTCGGTATGGCAGTTGGATGTGGTATCAATGACAAGTCTTACGCTATGTCTTACGCTAAAGGTGGTAAGAAAAGTGCATTAGGTTGCGGAGTTGTAATAGGAGGTCAAGTGCCTATAGCAGTTCCAATGCAAATGGAAGACTATAAATAATGGTCACCTGTAAGATATGTGATGTTAATAAAGATGCAAGCGAGTTCGCAGTCTACAACAAAGAGACTGGGGCTCGTCGGCTTCAATGTAAACAATGCAGAGCGGAGAAGGTAAGTATATGGACGTCTAACAACTTAGATAAAGTTAAGGCTAGTAAGAAGAACTGGGCAGATAACAATAAGGATAAGACTAAAGAATACAGGAGATACTATAGGAAAACTAAGAGAGGTTTTGTTGGTAACACATTTAGTAATATGATGTCTAGAGTACAGGGTAAAAATAAACCTTGGCTCTATAAAGGATTACCTATTTGTGAGAGAGCTGACTTCATTAAGTGGACCTTAGAGGATAGAATGTTCAATATGTTATTTGATGAGTGGGAAAGAGCAGGATATGATATGAAGCTAACGCCTAGTATTGATAGACTCGACTCATTACATGGATATACATTTGATAATATGGGATGGATAACACACTCAGAGAACTCAACAAGGGGTTGTCTTTCAAGGTGGGGTTATGGTAGTTAATTAATAATAAATAAAATGATAGAAATAGCAGAATGGGAAATAGCGTGTTCTAAAAAAGATGCAATGGATCTTGTAGATGTCCTTAACTGGGGCGGAGAGTGTAACGAGGATTCAATATTTGCAGTACAAAGTTACGGAGTTAATGATATGGATGTTTTTGTAAAGTATAGCGAAGACGATGTTGAATGTTACAGGCTTCATGATAAACATATTGATTATATAATCAGATATATTGAAGAGAAATGTCAAGGAGAATGATAGACGATAGATTAGATGAGATAGACCCAAGGGGTTATACAATCGACGAGGTAAGAGATTTAGATGGGTATTATGATAGAGTAGTACTCGGAGGTAACGTAACTGTTAAAACTCGTATAGAGTACGATAAAGAGCCTACTAAGGCTGAGGATAGGAAAGCGACCCCAGTTTACTCAGGTGTCCTTAAATACTTCCCTAGTGCTCTTAAAGAGGTTAGTAAGTGCTCACTGGCAGGACAGAAACAACATAATCATGGAGAGAAATTATATTGGGATAAGAATAAGAGTACTGACAACGAAGATGCTCTTACACGCCATCTTATTGACCACAGCATTAATCCTATGGATGATGACGGTATATTACACCTGGCAAAGGTTGCATGGAGAGCGTTAGCGAGTTTAGAAATATATTTAGAAAACAATGGAAGATGAGTATATATTAACCCTACTACTGGTGGGGTTACTAATAATAATAACAGTATTAACTTATAATATATTAACATGAAAAAGAAAGAGATAGTAGTAAACATTGGAGCTTTTATATTTACGCTCCTAGTAGTATTTTCCTTTATGATGCTGAACAGTTGTTCCGTATATAGAGAGACTGGTAAGAGAATCTATGATATAGAATTTCAGAGTCCTGTAAAAGTAAAAACATTAAACAAGTGTAAACATGGACAACAGGGAAATTGAAATAATTAGATTTGGATTACTTCTTATAGTTATATCGATAATAATATTAATAACTCACATATGAGATACTTTAAGAAATATTTTGTACGACCTTTAAGGTAGTAATAATCAAGCCCTTGCATTAATTTGTAAGGGTTTTTTTGCTTTATATTAGGTTATCTCAATAAATTGTCGTATGTTTGTATCAACAATAACAATAACAACTAAAATAAATTATCATGACAACAAATTACAACACAATTCAGAATGACTTAGTAGATGACCAAAGAGCAATGGACCGTATGGATGCAGATTGGATGTATGACATGGATTACATTATGTCTCAGATAGAAATCATGGAAGCATAATGGGAGAGCTAATCATAACATCACCAGACGGCAAAGTTACTAAGATATTAGTAAACACAGAAGTAGCCGACCATGTATTAGATTCCGTAGTAGAAAAACACTTGGAATACTATGCACCAACAGAACAATATTTAGTAGACTTTAAAGAATTATATTAAAATGCAAGTAAAAGTAGAACCAGTTGTAGGAGTCAAAGATTACTACACTTTAACAGTAATAGATCAATTCAGTAAGGAAACAGTTCTTACGTTGGAGAGGTCAGATGCTAGGCACATTATTCAATTATTAGATAACGCAATTTAAAAAACAATTATGAATTACGGAGAACAAAGGTACAAGGAAAACATTAAGGATTTAACACCAGAACAAAAAGCTAGGCAAACATTAGCACTAGAAGCATTCAAAGAGCAGGTAGCATACGAGCGTTCTCAGAGACGTAAAATAGCTAAAGCAGCTAAGGATACCTTTAGAGGTTTAGTGTCCTTAATTATACTAGGAATGGTTGCAGTGATGTTCTTCAGCTGTGAAGCAGAGGATACTTTAATTTGTACGACCTACGACTTAGGAGTTGCTGGTGATGACTATACGGCTATAGGCTTAGGAAAAGGAGATACTAGTTTAGGCTCTTGTGGAGTTATATATGTATACGAAGGTAGAATTAAGCAGGATGTATGTCCTTGCGATGGATTTAAAGGATAATATATGAAATTATTAGATGGAAAAGAGTACGTTAAAGACGACTTACTCAAGAAGATGGTAAATGATGACTTCTACTACAATAACTTAAGCGTTAAGAAGGTTTTGTCCTATTCAAGTGCAAAGTGGCTGCTAAAGAGCCCTAAGTACTTCCTAGACCAATGCAATAGACCTATGGTAGAGACTCAACCTCTTAGAGATGGTAGGTTGATACATACTCAAGTACTAGAGCCTAAGAAGTATAAGCAATTAAACTTTATAGACGTATCTAGTAAGAGGGTAAAGAAGTGGACGGAAGCAGTGGAACTTCATGGTAGTGCTGATACATATACACTGAAGGAGAAGTATATCAACAGGAAGATAGCTAACGCATTCCTAAACAATGACGCCTGTACCAGTTATATGCAAAACACTGAGTTTGAGGTACCTGGAATTGCTACTGTAGATGATATACCCTTCAGAGCTAAGGCTGACATACTAGGAGATGACTTCGTAGCGGACCTAAAGACTACAAATGATGGTGTAGCGGAGTTGGGTAATGGTAAGAATCAGTTTGAGTACACTATTAGAAAGTATTCATACGAGATGCAAGCCTACCTATATACTCAGATGTTTAACAAGCCAGACTTCTATTGGTTAGTGATAGACAAGACCACAACCGATATAGGTATCTTTAAGGCATCTAAGGAGACGTTAGAGCGAGGTAAGGCACAATTAGACCAAGCACTATCATTATACAAAGACCTGTTCTTAGAAAAGCTTATTCCGCTTGAGCAGTTGCACGTATATAAAGAAATATAATAATTAAAATCAATCAAATGACAACAAAGAAAAAAGTAACAACAAAGAAAAAGACAGTATCTAAGAAGCCAGCAGCTAAAAAGCCAGCAGCTAAAAAAGTCGCAGTACAAAAGTCAACTAAGTATGACGATATTACAAGCGGTATTGTTGATGGAGTGACTGTATATAAGTATAAGGACTATACGTCAATTAAATTAGCTAAAATTAAAAGGTATGTCGAGAATGACCTTGATTAATGAGACTAAGGTAGACACGCTAATAGCTTTATCCATGTGGATGAGTTATGATGAGGCTCTTGAGATGATTAGTAACCTCGAGAGCCAAGAGGAGTACGAGCAGTGTGCTGGTATGATGCAAGCCCTAGAGTTACACTCAGCAGGGAGTCCAAATTGTAGAATTAGTAATATATACTTCAAAGATGACAAGACTAGACAAGAGAACACTTAGAGTAAGTAAAGCAGTGAAGAATGTTAAGCAAGTGCAGTACTTAAGTCACTCGGATATAATTAGCAGTACAATTAATGATTGGTGCAGTGCAAAACCAGATAACGAAACCCTACAGACTGTACGAGCTTCATGGTTAAACGTGATTATGTACGTGAATAGCCTTGAGCTTGATGAGTGGAGTTACGCTAAGGCTTATAGTGATCTACTAGAGAGTAAGAATGAAGAGATACTCAGACTAGAGGAACTAGTTGGTAAGCTATCCGATGAGAATATGGATAACGATGATAGTATAATAAGATAATTGATTGTTTTTATACTAGTACCTAGGTATAATAATGAAAGTTTTTATACTGTAGGGGTAGTTGAAAGTTTTTATATCGGTGGGGTATTTTAATTCTATTTATACTAGTCGTAGATTGATTCTATTTATACTAGTGGCATTTTGATATTATTTATACTAGTGGCATTTTGATTCTATTTATACTAGTGGGTATTGAAAGTTTTTATACTAGTCCCCTGACACCTTGACAGGCTGACACCATGACACAAAGGTCCATATAACACCAACCAAATTATATACACTAATTTTTCTATATATACAAATAAAGTTATTAACAATACATAAAAGTAGTTTTAACCCTATTCAAAATAGCATAGCCCCAATGCAATACGCAAAGGGGTTTTTTATTCCCTATATATTATCTATATAATCCATGATTTTAGTATTTTATTTAACATGGTACAATGATACAACAATTTAACGAGATAACCTAATTTTTCAGCAGTTATTTAATCCCTGTTTTTATTGTATATATATTAAGGACAAAAAATAAATATAAAATAATTACTATTTTGTTTGGTAGTTTAAAAAAAGCGTGTATCTTTGTATAAGTATTAACAATCAAATTAAATATTATGAAAGGAATTAAAACAAATCAAGTAACACTAAACTTAGGACTAGGCAACAATCCTTACACTATGGTAGAAGATATCGCCGAATTGGTTAACACTACCAATCTAAAAACATTTGTAACATCTATTAAATTTGTTGATGGCTTATACAATGGTGAGGTAGAAACAACCGCAGTAATTAACTGTATCACTTCAAAAGGTAAAGATATAAGAGAAGATGTTGAAAAGCTTTGCGTTATATTCACACAAGAAAGAATAGCCGTAATGGTAGACAATAAAAGAGGTGCGGTAATTGACCATCCTTTTATGAATCTTAACGCTATGTTATTTGATGCAAAATATTTCATTAAATAATTAGGTAGTATTAAAATAAAGTATTATATTTGTATAACAATTAAAGAAAACATCATGACAGTATTAAACCAATTAAACACAATGAATTTAGGACAAATGAAAGATGTAGTTTTTTCCAGCGGTGTTGCCAGAGTGACAAGAGAAATTGAAAGAGTAGAGCAAAATTTATTTTATATACATGATTTTTCCTCTGGCTGGTTAACTGCTGAATTAAACCTTAACGATGCAATTAAGTTTTGCAAAGGTGAAATAAAACCTATAGATTTATTGTGGGAATAAAAATAAAGTATTATATTTGAGTAATATTAACAATTAAACATAAAGACAATGAAAAACTTAAATTTAGATTATCAAAACCATTACGAAGTGAGAAATTACATTAATACCGTTTTATTGCCCTCAATATATGAGGACCTAGTAAATAGTTACGGTTTCACTACTGAAGATTTCGATATGGATTATTTTAACGATAATTTGTGGGAAATTATTAACGATTTAGGAGATGTAATTTATACTTATCAGGCTAAAAAAATATCTGAGGCTTTTGATTTCGATGTGTTCTCAGAAGATGATTTAACAGGTGAACGCTTTACCTCTTATAATCAAATAGCTTTCACTATTATATATAACGAGTTTTTCAATAAATATTCTGAATTAATTCAATATTAATTTGGTATATTAGAAAAATGTATTATCTTTACAGTGTAAACAAATAGAAACAATGACAACAATAATTTTAACAGTAATCGTAGTAATTTTATTAGGTATCCGTAGGGATATAAAATCAAACAATCCAAATTTATAACATCATGACTAGAGACAGAAGATTTGAAATATTAGAACAGGTTAAAGAGTGGCAAAAAGTTAATAATGATATGAGGATTAAAGATTGTTTCTTTGCCTTATATGATGACAGAATGATTACAGGTCCTGAACTTGACTATCTCATTGATTGGATGACACTTTAATTAGAATCAATATAAATAAGTAAATAATTACATAAAAGTTTGTAAGTATAAAAATAAGTTGTATATTTACAAAGTAAAACAGAAACAATAATAACAATTTAAAACAACACATTATGAAAGTAGTACAATGGACAATAGGAGTATTAATCGGAGGTATGATTTTAACGGCTTTATTCGTGGGTGTAGTACAGGGCGAATTCAGTATAGCATTAGGACTTTAAGCCATGATAAAAGCAATAATAAGAGTATATCAGGACTACAAAGATAGTCAGTTCGAACAGGCATATAGAGCAGCAAGAAAATAAATATAAACAATTAAATACAAACATTATGACAACAGCAAAAAACAACATGAACGCAATAATTGAACTAACGGAAAAGTTCCTTAATAATGAGATAACAAACGAGGATTTCAACACTCAAGTACTAATATTAGAAAAGGTATAATCATGGAATCAATCGCCAAAATAGGGTTACTCATTATAGTAATAGCCTTTATTATAAACAGCTAATATATACAGCCTCTTTAATAGGGGCTTTTTTTATGCCTTATATCTACTCGATACAGTGGATATAGGGCTTTACTTGTTATATATGCATTAATGATTATCTATGACTACAATAGCACAGGGGCTTTAGAAAGACAGCGAAGTAATAAGGCTGTATCTGTATAAGAGTGGGAGCTTATATAGATGTATATATATATAGTTGTATCAATAATTATATACTTATATCTATCTATACTATTGTATACTATTATATAGTTATATCAATTGTTTATGTACTATGATATTCACATACTCAATGCAATGTAATTATATAGCATTATTCAAGAGGTATGACAGTAATAGTTAATAGTACTTATACTGTATCTATTCCTTATATATACTAGGCTTAATAGGTATATTGGTATATGCTTAATATGTTATATTGGTATAGGGATAATGATAAGCGATT